TATCCACCAGCAGTAACAAGAAGTGATTTAGTAGTGCCAACAGCAACACTAGACCCACTTCAAATTCCAGACTTAATTGACACTATCACAACTGACCAGTTTCAATACAAGTACTTGGAAGAGACAACATTCACAAACAACTCTGCTCCAAAAGCTGAAGGTTCAGCTTTAGGAGAGAATGCATTAGCATTTACTGAGAGAACAGAATCCATTCGTAAGATTTGTGCATTCTTACCAGTAACAGAAGAATTGTTAGCTGATGTCTCTGCTGTACAGGGATATTTAGATTCAAGATTACAAACTATGGTTAGACTTGCAGTATCAGACCAACTTATTGGTGGTTCTGGTTCTGGTCAAAACTTAACTGGTATCTTGAATAAATCAGGAATCAATACTTTTGACTTTTCTAGTTTTTCTGGAAATCTAAAAAGAATTGGTCAAATTTATGAAGCAATTATTGAAATTCAAAAAGATAGCTTCTTAACTCCAGATGCGATAATAATGAATCCAGCTGACTGGTATCAAGTCGTAACTGAAGTAAATGCAGTAACAACTAGCGGTTCTTTGAATCCACTCTTTGTTGGTGCTGGTAACTTTGGTGCTGGTGTTCAAGCAAGTCTTTGGGGTGTACCAGTAGTTATGTCAACTGAAATATCAGCTGGCACAGCTCTTGTTGGTGTATTCGGTGGTGGACAAGCAATTCATATAGTCGCAAGACAAGGTATGGAAGTTGCAATGTCTGATTCACATGATGAGAACTTTGTAAAAGACATTATGGTTATGAAAGCCAGCGTGAGATTAGGTTTACCTATTTATCGTGCAACAGCTTTCTGTTCCATTACAAATATCTAATAAGGTATAAATTGAGTTTGATGAGCCATCATTCGTATGGTGGCTCTCAACTCGGAGAGGTAAAAATGATTTTAAAAAAAGATATATATATGAATGATGCAGGAGAATGCGTTGAAACTACTGGTGGACTTCCTAAAGGTTGGGCTAAAGGTAAACTCATTGGTCTTAAAGGTCAAGAGATGTCTGATGCTGATTTTAAAGCGTTGAACATAGTAGCAACAAAAGCAAAAGCTCCTAAAGAAAACAAAGCTAAGTAGTTTAAATGGCTACCCAGTATGCAGATAAGACCGAGCTAAAAGCATATATTGGTTTAAGTGGCTCTGGACAAGATGACAATATCGACAGTGCTCTTGATGGTGCATCGAGACAAATAGATAAAATAACTGGTAGAAGATTTTATCAAGACTCATCTGCTCAAGTAAAGACTTATACACCCAATAATGAATTTATTTTAGATGTAGATGATATATCTACTACTACTGGTCTGATTGTTAAATTAGATGATAATGATGATGGTACTTTTGAAACTACACTTACTATCAATACTGATTTTATTGTTGAACCAGTCAATCCAGATATTATCAAAATTACTGGTGGCACAACATACTTAGCTCCATACACTCAATTAAGAATATTAAACACTAGAAGCTCGGAGAGATTTGACCCTTCGATTGTAAATAATGTGCAAGTTACCGCTAAGTTTGGATATTCATTTATTCCAGAACCAATTAAGCAAGCAACACTAATACAGGGTCTTAGATTATTTAAAAGGAAAGATGCTCCATTCAATATTCTTGGGAATGAGCAAACTGGACAGATAGAACTATTTAACAAGTTCGGCCCAGATGCAAGAGAACTCATAAAGGGTTATATAAAGAACAAACTGTAATGGCTTCAACTGATATTACATTCAAAATCACTGGAGCTGAAAATCTAAAAAAAAGATTAAAAGCCAATAACTTATTAATGACACCACTTCGAAACTATATGAATGGTGCTGGCAAGATAATCAAAGAGAAATCAAAAGAACATGCACCAGTTGATACTGGAGCTCTTAGAAGAAGTATTAAATACACTAGAGTTAAAAATACTGGAAGGATTCCTACAAAAGTAAAGATATTTGCTTCAGCTCCACATGCATCTTTTGTACATGGAAATCCAAATAAGAAGTTTAGAATGAGCGAACCATTTAATAGAACAAGACCACACTTCCCACCAGTTAAAGCACTTACTGGTTGGTCAAAGAGACATGGTATGAATCCATACTTAGTTGCTAATTCGATTGCACAAAAAGGTACACCGATAGTTCCATTCTTAAAAATGGGTTTCAGAGATTCCGCTCAAGAACGCAAAGTACTATTATCAGTAGCAGGAAAACAAATAGAACGACAGTTTAAGAAGGGAAGGAAAAAAGTATAATGGCAAGTTTATCTTCAATAAGGTCTGGTATAGCAACTAATCTAGGTAACATATCTTCCTTAACAGTATTTGGTTTTGTACCAGATTCTATTGAACCACCCACAGCAGTAGTTGGAGTTGTAGATAATATTGAATACGATTCAACAATGGCTCGTGGTGCAGATACTTACAGCATTCCAGTTTTTCTATATGTCAGCAGAGTTGATGCTCAAGATTCCCAAGATACTTTAGATGCATTCTTAGCTTCGAGTGGGTCAAGCTCAGTTAAAGCTCAAGTAGAATCTGACATAACATTGGGTGGAGAAGCACAATCTGTTAGAGTGGTAGAAGCAGACAACTATGGAGTCTATACTATAAACAACATAGACTACTTAGGTTGTGAGTTTACGATAGAGGTAATAGCATGAGTTACATAATTATGAGCGGAATAGATGTTGGTAAAAAACGATATGAAGCTGGAAGTAAGGTTACTAAACAAGATTTAGGTAAATCATTCAAATGGTTAAATGAACAAGGTATAGTAATAGATGAAAAAGATTTGGAGAGAGCTAGGAATGATAAAGGTCATTTTGTAGCTGATGACCCAGACACTCCAGAAAACGAAGCATGGGTCAAGAAGGAAGAAGAAGAATAATGGGTTATGGTAGAAGTTATGGCTCTGGAAGTGGCTCAAGAAGAAGGCGAAGAAGAAGAAGGACTGGTAAAAGATAATGGCATTCGTTCATGGTAAAGGTACTAAAGTTCATGTAAATGCAGTGGACTTCAGTGAATATTTTAATAATGTAGATGTAACAAAAACATCTGATGTAGCTGAGACAACAAATTTTGGTTCTTCTGGAAACAAAGAATATATAGCTGGAGAAGATGATGGTACATTTTCTCTTACAGGATTCTTTGATGCTACCGCAGATGCAACATTGCAACCATTACTTGGCGGAGCAGATTTTAATTTAGTTGTTGGTATTGATGGACTAGAGACTGGAGATAGAAGCCAGTTTGGTTCAGCTAATATTACTAACTATGGTGTATCAAGTGCAGTAGGAGATGTAGTTGCAACTTCAATAGATGCTCAAGCAGATAATGGAGTTACAGTAGGTCTTGTTTTAAATGCTGGTGCTTATACAACAACAGGAGTGCAAGGTACTGCTAATGACAACTCAGCGAGTTCAACTGGCGGTGGTGGTGCATTCTTAATTGTTACAAGTGTGAGTGGTACTTCTCCAACTGGAGATATAAAGATTCAGCACAGTGCTGATAACTCTACTTACGCAGACTTGATAACATTCACTCAAGCAACAGGTGCGACAAGTGAAATAAAGAAGGTCGCTGAAGGCACGACAATAAATAGATATGTAAGAGTGCATGCTACTATTGGCGGTTCAAGCACCCCAACAATAAATGCTATTGTTGGATTTGGAAGAAATAATTAACAAGGAGAAGGAATAAATGGCATTTGTACATGGAAAAGATTCAGTTTTTAAACTAGATAACGCATCTGGTTCTTTAACTGATATATCTGCTTTTGTGAATAATGTTGACTTCCCAGAGACAGCTGATGTTGCTGAAACTTCAGTTCTTGGTGCATCAAACAAAACTTACATTGTAGGTCTTAAAGATGCAACAATCGGTCTCACTGGCTTCTTTGATGCTACTGCTGATGCAATATATGGAGCAGTAATAGGTCAAAGTGCTACTCTCTCTTTTGAATATAGCCCAGAAGGAACTTCTTCTGGAAAAATCAAATATACTGGCGAATGCATACTTACAAATTATGCAATGAGTTCTCCAGTAGGAGATGTCGTAGCTTACAGTGCAGACTTACAAGTATCTGGTGCAGTTACAAGAGGAACTCACTAAGTAACAATTAAATAGATAAGAAGGGAGATACATGAAACGATTATCTGCTGATGATATTAAAAACCTACCTTCAGTTCCAGAAGATGAGATTGAACTCGAAGAATGGGGATTCTCTATCAAGATTCGTGGGATAAATAAAGCTATGCAAGTACAGCTTGGTAAATTACTTAATCAAGATGATGCTGATGCTTTTGATTACCAAAGAGAACTACTGAAGGTATGTGTAATAGAACCAGAATTAGATGATGAACTTATTGACCAACTTTATGAGAAGGACTCAAAAGTTATTGATAGGATATTCTTAAAAATAAATGAAGTAAATGGTGTTGGGGGTTCTGCGGAAGCAGAGCAATTTTGAGACTGATTTAGACTTAACATTTAGATTTAAACTAGCTAGAGAACTTGGCATGACTGTTGGCGAGCTTATGACTACAATGAGCTCAATGGAATACAATCAATGGATTGCATTTTATAAATGGGAAACTGGAGAAATAAATAAGGCAAGAGCTTTAGCAGAAGCTGAAGCCAAAAAGAATAGACAGAGATAATGGCAATAGCAGACATAGCAATTCAGATAGTAACTAAGGGTGCAGACTTAGCTAAGAACCAATTAAATAAACTTAGTGGCTCTGCTGATAAGTCTGGCAAGATGATGGGCAAACTTGCAACTGCTGGTAAAGTAGCTGGCGTTGCAATAGGTGTAGCTTTAGTAAAAGGAATGACTAAAGCAACTCAAGAATTCATATCCTTTAATGACAAGATGACTCAGTCTCTTGCAATTATGGATACAACTATTGAACAGCAAAAAGCAATGGAAGAACAAGCACTTGCTGTATCAAGAACAACAAGAATATCTGCTGACCAATCCGCAGAAGCATTTTTCTTCTTAGCATCTGCTGGTTTAAATGCAGAGCAGTCTATATCAGCTCTACCACAAGTAGCTAAGTTTGCTCAAGCTGGTATGTTTGATATGGCTACTGCTACTGACTTGGCAACTGATGCTCAATCTGCATTAGGTATGACTGTTGATGATGCACAACAGAACTTGGACAACCTTACAAGAGTTACTGATGTTCTTGTAAAAGCTAACACATTAGCAAACGCATCTGTACAACAATTCTCTGAAGCACTTACAAACAAAGCTGGTTCTGCAT